CCGGATCATAGTATTTAATGCACCCGACTGTGTACAAACCATCATCATACTCTCCATAAATTAAATATTTATAATATTCTTTTTCATAATCATAAAAAGGCGTTATTCCTTTTATTTTAAATGGAACTTTACTCGGAGGTATAATAACTGCAACTCCTGTCGGAGTAACACTCGGGCGAGTTGTTTCAAGATCAAATTGTCGGAACATTGTCAACACGTTGATTTCTCGACTGGGGTTTGCATCAACATACACGGGACCACAAATTGAATAATGCAAATCGCAGAGCAATTTGCTTCGTTGATCGTCGCTTGCGTCATACATGAGCGTTGTTTCAAGTACCTTTTTGAAAGTAAAAGATGGCGTTTGCCCTTTTTCACCCTTTCCCATGCACACAATGGCATTGAAGTTGGGAACATTAACGCGTTCTTCAATGAATTCGTCAAAATCTTCAGAACCTTCGACGAATTTACTTTTTTCACTTGGAATGCACGGGTATCTGTATAAAATGCTGTTTAAAACGTCAACAGGAGTTATAACCGGCACTTTTGCCGATTTAACATCTATAAGACGATTATTCACATAAACGCCGGTTTTTGCCAATATTTCATTTTTGAAAACATTTTGATTTGATTCTGTTGCCGGTATTTTTTTGTTTGATTTTTTTTCAATGTCTTTTATATTTACTGCTTTCAAGTCATTCATTCGATTGCTGCTAAAATTTAAAATTCCAAAGTCACTGATATTGGTAATTTGGTTTGGCGGCATGTTTAATTCGAAATGTTCATTCAATATATTGTTTATATAAATGCATGATTGATAATTAGGATTATTTATATCATCACAAATGCGTGTTTCATTCGACGAGTCATAGTTATCTGAAACGTGTAAATTATTTAATGTAATATCTGGAAAAAGAGGAAACGAATCTGGAGTTGTTCCAAAAATATCGGATGCATCATATACTTCTCCGTCAATTTTAGTTCCAGTCACAATTGTAATGCTGTTTGAATGCGGTAAATCTGTCCTACTTGGAGGAAGAGTCAACATTTTTTCTTGATTTGGCACAGCATTTTGTAAATTTGCCGGATCATTCACATTATTGGCTAAATGCACAATAACATCTGCATTGTTTCGACAAAAAAATTGAGATAAATTTGGTTGTAAAATTATGATATCCAACAATTCATCACGGTCGCTTGATGATTTTTTTTTGAATGTAAATTTTATACAGTTTACATTCGTTGCAGGATTCAACTCGAGAGTGATTTCGATTCTTGTTTTCATATCGACTAAACCCGCTCCTCCTGGCATATTCACTGGAGAAATTAAAAAGTTATTAATTACTTTTTTCATAGCATCTAAAACCTGATTTAGGTTTTTATATTCGCCCTGTGGTATTTGCAGTGGTATATCGACGCCTCCTAAATTGCGACTTGTAATTATAAAATTGTAGGCATATAACGATGACATATTTGGAATGATATTGTTTGGGCGATTCAATTTTAAAATATTTGAAAGTGGAAAATATAATCGTAGCTGCATTACATTCTTACCGTCATATTTGCACCTCCATAACATTTCTGCATCATAGTTACTTTTACCCTTCCATTTGCAATTGGTGCACAGTGCATTTTCAACAGTAAAAGCCAGCAATTCCAATGTATAGTTTCCATCCGGAATTGTAATTGTAACCGGACTATTTTGAATAAAATCTGATGATATCAGAAATTTATTATTTTTATGAAAATGGGATATAAATGCAATCTTTCCAGTAAATACATTTTCAACAAATCCAGAATGTGATTTCATTCCAAGCAGTGTATTATAATCATAACTTCGAACCACAACTTGATACTTGTTGATTTCAGGTAATAAATTATTAATAACTCGAATCATTTTGTTATTACCATCTAAAAAATTCGATACAGATACGCTGTGTGGTGCAAGTAATCTATTCACCGAATTAGATATTTTGGTCAAAATAGAAAATAAATATAACACATTTTGAAATAATATATCCACGTTTTCTGCACTTTTAAAAAAATCATCATCTTCTACCACTTGTTGAAATACATTTTTATTAAAGCTTCTTTCAAATTTGTGTAAAGAAAAAAATATAGAAATTTCGCTGTTGAAATTTGCCAGTAAGCTCGATATTGATTCCAATCTCTCTAGATTGATCTTACCATTATTATTATTGATTGCTCCTCTAACAAATTGTGTTTCTTTCAATATTTTTTTAAGCATGATATCAACATTCAACCACGAATATTTTGCAGGATCATTTCTTCGATTCACTTCACTGCTGAAATTAAACAAGTATGTTACATAATCATTATTGGTTATAATACGTGTGTATATTCCCATATTTTCATTCAATGTTTCATAAAAATATGATTCAAATATCGGTTTATATAAATCTCCAATTTGTTTTGCAACTTCTTGAACTGCGCTGACGATTGACCGTTTAACAGATAACAGCTGTTTGGGGATGATCGGTTTAAACATTTGACAAACATCTCTAAAATAATTCGAACCATTTTGCTTATATTTAAGCCAGTCAATCATGGTAGTAGAATGGGAATACGCGTCATTTTTTAAAGCTGGATACGCGGCAACCAATGATGCATTATACTGACTTCTGCTTGTAGAATTCGAGAGAATCACACATGCTGTTTTATAATTTTTACGTTTTGCTTCCATTTGCGCTTTTATATTATTGGCATTGACCAATTCTTTTTGTTTTTCAGATGTGCGCTCTTGGATGTCTCTTACACCCGTTAAACGTTTTAAATCTTCGAGTTCTTTTTGTATTCTAGATATGTCATTTGCATTTTGCCGATATTGTTGATTGTAACTTTGAATAAAATTGTCGCATAAAAACAATATTTTATCTTGAAGTTCAGTTCCGAGAATTTGCAAATATTTGTATGCGTTCATATCTTTTTTCTCATCCATTGGCGTTATTGTTTCAATATCAGAAATTGGTTTAGGAAGACGAAGTAAATAGTTATTAAATTCGGTTCGATCTAAAAAGCATTTTTTCTTGTCATTTTCTAATGATCCGGATACAAACCCAGATTCGCTAAATTCAACATCAGATGTGAAAAGCAAATCTTTTCCAATGCGCATGGGAACCGTCATTGAATAAGGATTGTATAGTTCTTTAAATCCGGGTTCAAAAGATCCCGTTTTACTTTTCAATATTTCGGATTCAATAAATAGTTTAAGAACTCCGACTTCATACAACTCTTGTAATTTCACCTGAATTGCGTCAAACCCGGCTTGACTAAATTGCGATTGTCGCCCTTCATCTTTATCGGTAATAACTATATCATCATCATACCATTTTTTTTGCGAAGATGGTGACTGTTTTAATACAATACTTGATCCATTTCCAACGGAAGACATCTTATTATATTAATAATACACTAACTAGTATCACTATTATATTACTAATATTCTTTTTATTATTATTATTCAAATAATAATAAAATTTATAATTATTTATAATTCATTTTAATATTATTATTTTTTTATTGTTGAAGGAAATTGTAAATTATTTAGTTTTTCTATTTTTTCAATTGTTTTGTCTAAATCACTTCGAGTCACATTGTGCATTAAATAGTCGGTTGCAGGAGCAATTTCATTTTTTTTAATTTGTTTATAAACAGAATTAATCTTTTGAGAGACAACATCAATTATGTCTTTATTTTGGGGTAAAATAATTTCTTTATCCGTCGAATATGATTCGGTAATCAAGGAAATTGCAAAGTACAAAAGGTAACGTCGTTTTTTTTTTGAACCTGGAGTGAATCGCACACAGTATAAATGCAACAAACTATTTATTATTTTGATAACAACCGTTTTTTTAGATAAAGTACATCGTGGACTGCTTATATGTTTTGTAATAATTTCCCAAAGAATCCATACAGGGTCCATTTGGTGTTTATCTTCTACTGGCACGGATGCTCGTCGTGAGCATTTGCAGGGTTCTTTTTTATTTTTACAGACGGTATTAAATTCAAGAATCCATTCCAGCCAATAACATGCCAGTAAATTATTTTTAGAGTCATTGGAAATGTGATATGCAAATTCATTTAAAGAAATAAATAGTTCTTTGGGATCATCTTTTTGAAAAACTTCATTCACATATTCGACATTTGGGGCTTTGAGTTTTGTGGAAAGCGTTGTAATTTCATATTCATCTTTTCGAATATCCACGGTTTGAAAACTGTGTTTTTTATTGGATAGACACAACACGCAAATGATTTCAGCAAATAAATTTCGGATTTTTTGATTGTTTCTTAGAGTGAGCTCAGTTCCAACATATCCGTTTGACATGATTTGTTTAAAAATATCATAGCGCATTTCAATATAAATGGGTAGTTTAGGATTTGCTAAATGAATATGTTTCCCAATCATGGTTAAAATAATATCCCACAATTCTAAAAATTGTCCAGCACAAATAAATTCAGAACTCCAGTTGCATGCTGGTTCAATTTTACCGTCAATAATGCATTTAATTAATTCGCTTCTCACATCCGATTTTTTATATTTTGAAAATGTGGTGCCTTTGAACTCTGTAATTAATCGTACATCGTTTATTTCACCATCAAATTTTGACATTAATTTTTTTTTATTAATTTGTTTTTATTAATTTGTTTTTATTAATTTGTTTTTATTAATTTGTTTTTATTTCTATAAAATAAAAATAATATATAAATATATCATATTTAACATATTATTTTTATTTAAATACTTAATTTTAACCAAACTAATAAAACAACACGTTCATGAATAATAATATTATTTCAGATAATACAAAATTAATTGATGATATTGCAATAAAAATAAACAACATGCCGTGTTGGGCGACACTTGTATTGTTTTTAGCAGTTGTAGTTATTGTAATATGGGTTGTTAAATTTTTTTATAATTTGCATTCGTCTTCAGGCGGCGTAGAAGGATTTGAGCAAGAATCCAGATTTATATTGAACCAAGATGATGATGTATTTGAAGATCCATTTTATGTTGACATTTATGATGAATTATTCTATAAGAAGTTATACAACAGTTATGAAGTCGGAATTATTTTAAATGAAATACATCCCACTTCGAAAGACATTGTTATTGAAATTGGTTCTAAAACGGGAAGTTACACATCGTCGCTCCAGCAAAGCAGCGGATCCACTGTTATTGGAATCGACAAGTCAAAAGCAATGGTTGAGTATGCATCAAAAAAGTATCCGAATTGTAAATTCATGCAGGGTGACCCACTTAATTTTATGAATTTTTCATCAGAATATGCAACTGCAATATTATTGCTCGATTTTGCAATTTATTATATTAAAGATCGACGCACTTTATTTTATAATTGTTACCACTGGTTAAAACCCGGCGGATATCTCGTTATTCATTTAGTAAATCGTCACATGTTTGACCCGATTGTACCAGCTGCAAAACCGTTTACACTCGTTTCTCCGCAATCCGTTGCTCCAAAACGGATTACCACTTCTGATGTTGTATTCAACAAATTTGATTATAAAAGTAAGTTTGAATTTGAGCATGATACTACAAATAATGAAAATAATGAAATAAAAAGTAAAAATAGCGATAATGTTAAAATAATTGAGACAATGAAGGATCGGCGCGGTAAAGTGCGTAAAAATATAAGGTCTTTAAAGATGACGGGACAAAAAATCATTATTAGTGATGCAAAAGATGCCGGATTTTCAATGCTTGGACAGTACGATTTGGTTAAAAGCCAGCGCGAATACCAATATATTTACATCCTTTATAAACCCAGTAACTAGAGTAACATTATATAATATAATATAATTTATTTATTTTTTTATATTATATCTTTATATTTTATTTTTGTTCGATTTCAAAACGAACGTTATCGTCATACCAGTTACCTGACAAGTATGGCGGCACATTATTCTTCAGGGTTGACGAGTTGATACTGGTATTGGGTCCGCTTGAAACAATTGAATTTATTTCCGACGTCCCAATCGATGAATTATAATATTTCAAGTCAGAAATGTATCCATTAAATCCGCCACCTTGACATATATAAACATCATCATAATTTTGATTGGGAACGCCGTCAGTAAATGGTTTTCTCTGAGTCAAGCGCCCATTTATGTAAACATCGAGGTTATTGTTTGTAAGACGAATTACGACGTTGAACCATTTGTTAATTGGCATATTGTCAATCGTAATGGGTGCATTTGAGCCGGTATTGCACGCAGGTGTTGTTGTAGAATCCATTAAAACTTCAAGTGTGTTTGCCCCACTCAAATAAAGACCGGGTGCGTTACTTGAAAATGATTTATTATAACATGCACCTATGGATCCAGAATTATAAACACCTTTACTAAAAATGTGCGACATACTTGTGGAAACAGATGCAACCGGTTTAAGAAATAGCCAAACCGACCATGTAAATTCCATTCCATGGATTTGATTGGCGGATCGAATAACCGGCATCGAAGATTGCGAAGACGGGTCCTGGCTAATAATAATCGACTGTGTGGCATCCGCCATTCCATTCAACAATGTCATATTTTGGCTGGGAGCTAACAACCACGACAAGAGAGATATGCAAATGCGCAAAAGAATAAAAAAAATGATAATAACCAGCAGTAAAAATGCAGTTTTTGCAATGAGTGTATTTGATTCAAGAAAATCTTTGCTCCCAGATACGTCAGATGAACCGAATGAAGACGTCAATCTTGAAAAATAAGAAGATGATGGACCAGATGATGCAGACGATGAAGAATTGGAAAAATAACCATCATCGGCATCCGATGACGATGATGAAGAAAATGACGGAAAACTAAAAGACATTTTTTATTAAATTAATATATTAATTATATGTGTTATTATAATGAAATAAAAAATATGTGTATTAATAATATATTTTATATAATATTATAATATTTTATATAAAAATTTATATAAAATTTATATAAAATATATTTTATAGTTATTCAAGTTTAGTTGTTTAATTATACCCTTCTCTCTATAAGAAAATACCTATATAATAAATAAAAAATGAATTCAATTAAATAAGTACAAGTTCCTAAATATAAAAAAA